GGTCAAGACGAAGGCCATGAAAACGAATGGGCACAAGCCAACACTAAAACTATGGCTTATTTACGGTATAAGCAAACAGATACCGATGGCCAGCCGGCACCACCCCCCATCCGCCAAGCACCGGAACAACCGCCAGCGGGAATTATGTCAGCGGCGGCGGGAATTAATGCAGACTTAATGGCTGTAGTGGGTATTTATGACCCAAGTCAGCTTCCACAAGGCAATGTGTCAGGAAAAGCCTTGCAAGGTCAGCAAATGCAAGTGGACATGACTAATTTCCATTATTACGACAATTTGACACGTTCTATTGCCCATACTGGACGCATTATTCTTGACCTGATTCCTAAAATTTATGACAAAGAACGAGTAATGCGGATTATTGGGGATGACGGCAAGCCTAAAGTCATCACTATTAATCAAAAAGGTCAGGACGAAACCGGCGTTGACAGAGTTTTAAATGACGTTACCGTTGGTGAATATGACATTGTGATGGATACCGGCCCTGGCTACAGCACTAAGCGCCAAGAAGCCGTGGAATCTATGATGGCAGCTTTAACTGCTAACCCTAATTTGTTTGGTCAAATCGGTGATTTGGTATTCCGTAACATGGATTTCCCAGGTGCTGAAGTTATTGCAGACCGTTTAGCTTCTGTTAATCCATTAGCCAAAATTGATGACAATTCCAAGATTCCGCCACAAGTTCAAATGCAAATTCAGCAAATGCAAGCTGCAATGCAACAAATGGGCCAGCAAAATCAGCAGTTACAGATGATGATTAAACAACGCCAAGACATTGAACAGGTTAAACAAGTCCATGAGGACCAAAGAGCCATGCTCAATGCTAGGGTAAAAGTCAATGACCAGAACACTCGGTCTATTACAAGCCAAAACAAGATGGAAATTGATGCCTTAATGGAGTTAATCTTGCATCACATGGACACCAAAAAATTGGAAAAAGAAATTGCTGCAAGAAATCAGGAACAATACGGATTTGCAAATCAAGCAAATGTCGGATTAGACCAAGGAAATGTTGCACAAACGCAATAAAGTGTTGTAATATAGTAACAACCTACCGTTGGGTTCAGCGGGTCAAATCTTGAGGAATACTCATGGCAGATGCACAAGTAGCAGAACGTTTGGCAACAAACGTAGTAACAAGTGAAAATTTAGTTGAATGGAACGTTAATAAGTTAGGTTTAGCTACCGAAGCGGCTCCAACTGCGGCTGAAGTTGAGGAAACTCCTTCAGAGCCAGTAGCCGAAGTAAGTCAGAGTGAACCATTAGAAACTGAACAGGAAACGACCGAAACAGAGGAACGAAAACCCAACCCCAAGTTGGAAAAGCGGTTTTCAGAGTTGACCAAAGCACGTAAGGTGGCAGAAGAACAAGCCGCATCAGAACGTGCCGCTAGGGAAGCTTTGGAAGCACGTTTGCAAGCTTTAGAAGGACAACAATCGAATAAGAAAACGAATGATGTCAATACAAAGCCACAGCCAGACGACTACGCAGATGCGTTTAAATACGCTGAAGCATTAGCCGAATGGTCAGCAAACGAAGCAGTAGCAAGACGTGATAGGGAAGTAAAGCAACAAGAGCAACAAGCTAAAGAACAGGCTGTATTAAAAACCTGGCAACAAAAGCTTGATGCAACTAAAGCTGAATTACCTGATTACGAAGAAATGGTTGCATCATCAACCGTTGCTGTTAGTGACGCAGTACGTGATGCAATTTTGGAAAGTGATGTTGGTCCAAGAATATTGTATGAACTAGCTTCAGATGATGAATTGGGCGCCAAGATTGCTAACCTATCTACTGCACAAGCTTTGAAAATGATTGGTAAGTTGGAAGCGAAGTTTGAATCGAAAGATGAAGAACCAGCTAAGAGTAAGCCTGTTGCGGTGAAGTCTAATGCACCGAAACCGATTAATCCTATTCGTGGGACTGGCAGTCAAAGCGTATATACAGATGGTGAACAACTTGAGTATCAAGCTTACAGAGCCGCCCGCAAAGCTGGAAAGATTCGTTAAGGTAACAATTTAATTTATCCTTAAAGGAATAAGCATCATGGCAAATAATTTATTAACGATTTCAAAAATTACTAATGAGGCCCTAATGGTCCTCGAAAACGAATTAACTTTCACTTCCGAAGTTGACCGCAATTATGATGATCAGTTCGCTGTCGTTGGTGGAAAAATTGGCGCAACCGTTAACGTTCGCCGTCCAGGTCGTTTCATTGGTACAACTGGTCCAGCATTGAACGTTGAAGATTTCAATGAAACTTCTGTACCTGTTACATTGACAACACAATTTCACGTGGACACCCAATTTACTACCCAAGACTTAGCATTAAGCCTGGATATGTTTAGTGACCGTGTGTTGAAACCAGCAGTTGCCGCTATTGCTAACAAAATCGACCGTGATGGTCTATACATGGCTAAGAACAATACCGCTAACATCGTTGGTACCGCTGGTACTGCGCCAACCGGTTTGATTACTTACCTGACTGCTGCTGCTTACCTTGATTCTGAAGGCGCACCCCGTGATGGTCGCCGTTCTTGCATCGTTGAGCCATTCACTTCTGCAACTATTGTTGACAGCTTGAAAGGTTTGTTCGTTCCACAAGAAGCTATTGGCGAACAGTATCGTAAAGGCCTTATGGGTCGGGATTCCGGCGGCATGAATTGGAAAATGGACCAAAACGTTCAGGCACAAACATTCGGTAGTTATGCTTCCGCTACTTTGTCTTGCAACGTTACAACTGCAACTGGCTTCTTGACTTCAGGTTGGGCACAAACTTCTACCATCACTATTGGTGCTACAAGTGCTAACGCAACTTTGAACCAAGGCGATACATTCACCATCAACGGTGTGTATGCAGTTAACCCACAAAACCGTCAAGCTTATGGTTCAGGAAAACTACGTTCATTCGTAGTAACTTCACCTGTAACTATTTCTTCTGGTGGTACTGCTTCCGTTACTGTTTCCCCAGCCGTTATTACTGCTGGTCAGTTCCAGAACGTTAGCGTTACATCAACTGGTTCACAGACTGTTAATCCTTTTAACAACACCGGTACAACTTCTTCACAAAACATCATCATGCACCGCAATGCGTTTACGCTTGCAGTAGCTGACCTTGAGTTGCCAGAAGGCGTTCACTTTGCTGGTCGTGCATCAGACAAAGAAATCGGTTTGAGTATGCGTGTCGTGCGCCAATATACAATCAATAACGATTCCATTCCTACACGTTTGGATGTGTTGTATGGTTGGGCACCACTTTACCCAGAACTCGCTTGCCGTGTCGCATCGTAAGCATTAATTAGTGGGGCGTAAAACCCCCACTTTTTTAAACCATATTTAAGGAAACAATCATGAGTAATCCAGGACCAGCATCAACACAGTCAATTCACCCACAAGGTCTATTGACTAACCAAGCGTTGCGTTTAATCGCTGTCGGAAAAGCTGTTAGCACAGCAGTTCTAGGCGACACCGCAATTCAAACTATTGACGTATCTAACTTCATCCCTGTAACTGTTGTTGTTGCTAATGCAAACAACGCTGGTGCAAACGTGGATGTATCTTCTGTAAACCTTGGTGTTTATACGGCAGTTTCTAAAGGTGGTAATGCAATTCTTACCGCCGCCGCATTGACAAGCCAAACTACTGCTGCTTATGCAACGGTATCTGCTTCTTCTACACCAAACACAACAGAAACAGTACAAACTTTGTATGTAAATATTTCTTCAGCAACTGCAACTGCAACTGTTGACGTTTATGTATATGGTTACGATTTGAGCAGTTATCCATTAACTAACCCAGTTGGTGCTTAATTAGCTTTGTAATAAGAAAAGGCCATCCTCAAAAGGGGTGGCTTTTTTTCTATTTGGATTTATAATTAATTATCCTAATTTAAAGGAAAAATCATGTCAAAAACTACAATCAGCCGTGGAAATGTTTTGGCTCAAACTATTGTTCAGCTAACATTACCTTCTACTACTTTCTCTACAACGACTACTGAAGTAAATATTGCTTGTCCTGGCGTTAAATCAACCGATTTCATTCAAGTTCAAGTTGACACTGCTATGGCTACTGGCGTAGTAATTGGAAACGCTTATACCAATACCGATAATCAAATTACAGTTCGTTTAGGTAACTTAACAGGTACTTCTGTCACACAGAACGCTGCTACTTTATTGGCAACAGTTAAGTCTTGTGAAGATCAACCTATTCCATCTAGCGTGGTTTAATCATGGCTAATACATCGGTATATCGTTTTATAGGTCCAACAACTGCGATTACTGTTAGTGGTTCATCTTCAACTGCGGTAACAATTACCCCAGCCGGAAATGACCAAATTAACTATTGTGGATTCTTAAATACTGGTGCAAATCCTGTTGCTATTACCATTACCCCAGTAGTTCAGGGTTCTGGTACAGCACCGGCGGCCGTATTGCCATCAGGTGGAAATAGTTCACAGTCTTTTGTATTGGGCGTAGCTATGTCCCAGCCAACCGTTATTGCAGTACCACAAATTTTCTCAATTACTACTATTGGTACTTCAGGAACTTTGTACGTAATGCCAATGGCAGACCAGAGCTAATATGGCTAACAGTATCGCTATAGGCGTTGCTTATAAAGACCAGAATATTACGGGTGCAGACCTATTATCTGCAACGAATATCTATGCTACAGGTCAAATTGGCTATGCTGCGGGAAATTTTGCATCAGTAACTCAAACAAATAATAAGACTACAGGCGTTACGATTAACACCTCATCAGGTCAAATTACTACTGCAAATAGTCAATTAGCCCCTTCTGCTCAAGCTGTTTTTATAGTCACTAATAGCTCTATAAGTGCAAATGACAATGTTATCTGTTCTGTCGCTTCAGGCGGTACATTAGGTGCATACAATGTATTTGTAGCCTCTATTAGTGATGGTTCATTCAGATTAGTCATTAAAAATAGCACTAATAACGCTTATAGCGAAGCCGTTACCATCAATTACTCAATTCTTCATACTGCAAGTTAAGGAATATCATGACAAATCAAGTCGCAAAAACTTCTACACAAAACATCGTTCCTGTACAAGCAGAATTTGATGTCAATGGCGTTTGTTTAGGTCTAGTCGGCCCAGGCGGGCAATTTTTCAGCCCCCCAATTAGCACAGATACTATTACAAACTCTACTATTACTAGCTCTACTATTACGAGTTCTACTATTGATAGCACTTCTATTGGTGCAACAACCCCAAGCACAGGTGCTTTTACAAGTTTAAGCTCTACATCAGACGCAACTATTCATGGTCTTACTGTAGGTCAAGGTGGTGGTAGCGGGACTGGAAATACAGCATTAGGAGTATCTGCACTTACAGCTAATACCGCATCAAACAACACAGCCGTTGGTTATTTAGCTGGGTATAGTAATACAACTGGTACAGTAAATGCTTTTGGTTTTAGCGCTTTATATAAAAACACAACTGCTACTCAAAACTCTGCTTTTGGTCAGCAATCATTATATAACACTACTACAGGCGACCAAAATAATGCGTTTGGCTTACAAACTCTTTATTCAAATACTACAGGTTCGTCAAATTCTGGTTATGGTACTTATTCATTATTTGCTAATACAACAGGCTCATATAACACAGCTTTAGGTCAATCTGCGCTTCAGTCAAACACCACCGCTTCTAATAACACCGCAGTAGGTTATCAAGCAGGGTATGCAAATACAACAGGAACACAGAACACATTTGTAGGTAAAGGAGCTGGATTTGCAAATACTACAGGCATTTCTAATACTTTTGTAGGTGCTGATTCTGGGTCTCAATCAACAGGTAGCTACAATATATCTCTTGGTTCTAATACTATGTCAGGTAGTGCTTCAGGTGCGGCTAACATAGCTATTGGTGCAAGTACATTAACTTCTTTGACTTCGGGTGGCAATAATATTGCTATTGGTTCTTTTAACGGTGGAACATTACCAGCCCTTTATTACAACACTACAGGCAGCAATAATATTGCACTAGGAACAGGTGCTTTATATTCAAACACGACTGGTTCGTATAACACAGCAACAGGTATAGCTGCTTTATCATTAAACACCACCGCCTCAAACAACACAGCAGTAGGTTATCAAGCTGGTCAAAACAATGTAACAGGAACTGGCTGTACTTATGTTGGTACATACGCAGGACAAACAACAACAGGATCATCTAACCAATTCTTTGGTTATGGTTCAGGTTACCAAGTAACTTCTGGTGCTAATAACGTTATTATTGGCGCATATTCAGGTTCAGCAGCACCTATTTCAGCAACAGGTTCTAATTGGATTGTATTAAGCGATGGCGCTGGAACAATTGGAGCTTATTATCAAACAACAGGTGCTAACGGCTGGTATCAAAAGAATAACTCTACATTATGGTCAATTACTTCTGATGCTCGGATTAAAAAGAATGTTGTATCTTTAGAATCAGGTCTTGATGTTATCTCTAGCTTGCGCCCAGTAGAGTTCGATTACATTGAGAATGATAAGCATGACATTGGATTTATCGCCCAAGAATATCAAACTGTATTGCCAGCACAAATTAGTGAAGGCGAAGATGGAATGTTATCTTTAAATCAAAACTTAGTACCTTATTTGGTTAAAGCAATTCAAGAATTAACCGCAAAAGTCGCACAATTAGAAGCTAAATTAGGAGCTTAATCATGACAACCCAATATTCCACGACCATCAACTCAATGTACACAGTTCCTAATCCAACAGGATATGTAGTCAATGTCTTGTTTACAGTTAGCGGAACAGACGGCACTCATACAGCTTCTATTGGTGGAAATATTAGTTTTACTCCAGAATCCGATCAGCCTGACTATATTCCTTATGCTGATTTAACCCAAGAAGAAGTATTAGGTTGGATTAACGAAGCTACTGACAATCTAGTTAATTACTATGCAAATATTGATGGTCAGATTGCAAGCGAAATAAACCCACCTGTTTCACCAACTGATACTCCGTTACCCTGGGCTACACCAGCAGCATGAGTAGAGTTTTAGCATTATTAGCAATATTGCAAGTAGGTGATGTTTTAACAACGCTGACAATATTAAA